GTGGAGGAAGTACCGGAAATGGCAGTGTCGATCTGGATAACCAGATAGACAGGCTGACCATTGCCCATGTCTTTTGCTTCCTGCATATCGATCTGATTGGTCAGAAGATATGTACCAGTTGTTTCGGTGAGGTCGAAACCATCAGCGAACTCAAGTAATGAATCCATAATCATAGCTAAAATCTCCTTTCAAGAGAAGTTGCCGGGGAGGGGTTAGAGAGACTCCCCGGCTGGGGGGTTAAGTAATACGCGCTTCGTTGGTACGCAAAGCATCTACGCGACGAATTGGATATCCGCCCCAAGACGTTTGCATTGTACCGCCAACCATGTCCATCGACAACGTCGAGTTGGACACAGCATTCGCAGTCTGGCGACGAAGGAAGGCAAGCATCTGCTTGTCCATGTACCAAGCACAACGACCAACCGAAGTGTTTGGAATCTCCGTGACAGCCTGATGCATCAGATCGTTAAGATCTGCACCAGTTGAAGCATCGGCGATCAAGAGTGACCGATCAATGTTTGCAATACGAACAGCATAACGCCAATCACGGACAGACAGACCAACATCCCAGCGATAGTGGGTGCGGTATGCTTGCATCAGACCGGACGTGGAACCAACCGTGTCCTGGACAGTCTGCTCACCAAGATCCCGCTGCTGAACGCCAGCTTTGGAACCTTTAGGGATGATACCATGAAGTGTATTTGGCGACCAGCAAAGCAACCAAATGGATCCGTTGTCCGAACCCGTGCCTCCGCCCTCAATGATATTGTCGCCATTTTCAGCCGACAGATCACTGTAACGAGGAGCCAAGCCCGTGAATTCTTCAGGATCAGTAGATTCATCACCGTAGAAGATTTTCGTAGCCAAGGTTTGGTTCATGCCCTCAATGTGAGGACGATCTTCCTGAAGACGGAAAGCGGCAGGGTTACCAGCCATATCCACAAGAGCCTTATCGACCTGTGAATAATCTTCCATCATGCCGCAATTGTCAGTCACTTGTACGGCGCGAGATTTAGTCGGCTGTACGAAACCATACATTTTACGGAAAGTGGGAGAAGGCAAACCAGAACGCATGGAAGTCCGGTGACCAGTAGTGAGGTTACCTTCCATCCAAGTCATGTCTTCAAGAATCTCGTTGGTCTGGTTAAGGATTTCGATCACGTCAGCAATAGAGCCGTCAGGATCAGTGACCTTCGCAAGATCAGCGAGGGTAGGGTTTTCAGTACCTAGAGCAGCCATTAGATTTCTCCTTTATAAATGGCATTATTGGAACTGTGCCATCGATGGATACATTCGCTGAAGACCGTCTTTGTCATTAGCTTTGTGACCATCACCGTCAATGAAATCACTTTCACCAACGGATGCTCCGACACGTTTAAGAAAACGTATCATCTCAGGATGATTCCCCAGACCCAAACCATTTGGGTTTGCTGCGGAAGGCTTGTCGAGTAACTGTTGGAAGCCTTCGCTCCCATACCCTTCAAGCGTCTTTTTAGCGAGGACAAGATTAGCTTCAAGGTTTTCACCACCAAGCTCTTTATCTGCCTTCACATCTTCACCCCAAGCGTTGACACGCTCATCGAATGCTGTTGCTTGATATTCAACAGCCGCCTTGCCACGTTCCATGTCGTAATCGACAACAGCCTGATACTGATCTTGCGTCAGGCCCATGTCTTTGGCACGATCACCAAACACGTCCAGCATTTTCTGAGCATCCTCGCTAAGATCAATGCCCTCTGGAGCTTTGTATTCATACGCCTCTGGCACAACACCAGCTTTGCCTGAATCCTCTTCACCAGATCCGTCACCCTCGTCATCCGACAGCAGGGTTTTAGATTCTTCTTGCTCACCGCTTTCTTCAGCGGCAGCTTCAACTTTTTCTTCTACTGCGTCTTCTACTACGTCCGCAGTTTCTTCAATCACTTCTTCTTCAGCCATTGGTTTCCTCCTTTATGGCAGTCTCTCAAATCCATACGCTATGCAGTTAAAGCTATAACTCGGCTTCGCGTCAGCCTCTGTCGATGGCGGATATACAAATGTCGGATCAACCATCGAAATGATTCTCCTCATGCATCTTCAGGAACATCTTTGGATGCTTCATCCTAATGTCTTCAAGCACCGCATTACCAATAGCCCTGCCGCCTTCGTTGTACGCCGTGCTATCGGATTCGCTCATCACAAAACTGCCGCCATTGACGTGAGACTTGGCATAGATCAATTCATACATCCAGCGCCGACCACGCATCGAAGACAAAACCCATTCAAGATCACGCTCCCGATCACGCTCCTGATCTTCAGCTTTATCAATCTGACCCTTATCGGTGCTATCTGTGATGACGTGCATATTCATTACAGACCGCCACCTGCACTAAGCAGATCTGTCAAAGCATTCGGGCTTTGGCTGTCGGTTTCACTCAATACCTTTGCGCCCTGGGCAGCGGCGCCGGCTTGCTCCATTGCCTGGGCTTGCTGCGCTTCTTGTGCCTGGTCAGCCCTGCCCTGGTCAACGTCAGCCTTGGGCCTCAACAGTTTCGGATCATTGCCCATAACTTCACTGTACTCACGCAGCGCGAAGTCTGAATCAATCACATCAACAATATTCGGGAACACGCCAGCCATATTACCGGCGAAGCCAAGCGTCCGTTCAATGCTTGTCGCAGACACAGCTTGCTGGGCCTGTGCCAACAGAGAAATGTAATCAACTTCTAGCTCCTGTCCTTCAAGAGCTTCAGGGATAGGGGGGAGGAGACCCGCATCCATTGCGAAATCAAAAACATCATCAAGCAGGGGATCAAGTAGCTCGACGTTCAACCGTTGAAGCACAGGCCCAAGTAGCACGAGCTTCTCTTCGTGACGCTCTGCTACTTCCGTAGCCGTCATCTGACGGCGATCACTATTGATCATCATGGCAAAGAGATCAGCATAAAACCCACGCTGAATTCTTTCCTGCACTTCTTGGATATCCATCATCATTTCATTGATGCGAGGCTGCACCTGATATGCTGGCTGGAAACCAGCGCCGCCCTGTGTCGGATCAACGTATGTATTGCCGCCGGGGAGCGTAGTCGAGGGCTTGCCTCGCAAATTCACACTCGCCACCATCGGAGGATTAACCATCTTGTCGATGGCCTGTGCCTTGCGCTTCTGTTGATGTTGCAATTGCTTGATGTCGCCAAGGCTATCCATGCCGGGGCTGCGACCATAAACGTCACCGCTTAACACATCCCAGCGCGGAACATAGATTGGCATCTTTCGGAAGCCGCCATCAAACAGGACGTGATCACCATCACCACCGTATTCAAAATACACAGACCGTATCGGCATGTTCATTTGATCACGTTTGGAGAAATCCCGGTCCTCATTGCGTCGAGGCTCAATCAAATGAATAATCGCAACCAGACTGTCGAACTGATTCGATTCCCACAGCTTCCTCGTTGTGGCACTGATACCCTTCCAATCGATCTTGCCTGTATCCGTATCGAAGCCAAACTTCTCAACGACCTGACTTACCGTCATCGTGAAGTAGCGACCAACAGTATCCACCGCACCCTGATGATTTTCGGCAATGACATATTCGCCAGCCGTAAATGGGCGGAAGTGGATCAGCCTTTCCGGGGATGGCTGACGATACAGAGGCGCTGTGCCGAATGCACCAAGCTCAGTGTAAACCGTACTCACCGAATTGTAGAAGTTGGACTTGTTCAGGATGCTGCGCTCAATGCGCTCAACGTCACTGACCCACGTCTTCACTTCAGCATCTTCCATGATTGCAGGATCACCACCAACACGGCGACGATGCCAAGGACGTGCCGGGGATGTCATGCCAGACATCATTCCAGCGACCATTGTCCGCAATGCTTGGGTTCCGGTGCTATCGATGATCTTGTTGTTGCGAACTCTGCCCCGTGTATTGGAACTGTCCTCAATCAAGAATCGCCCCCGCCTGTGAGCCAGATAGTCACTGATTTCCATCCAGTGCGAGCGCCAAGACGAACGATCATTCTCCAGTTGCTTATAGCGACGAAGAGCCAAGCCCCGCTTGCCCTTCATTGTGGACATCGAATGTAAATTCTCTGGAGTGGCTAACAATGCCATTATACTAACCTCGTATCCATTGGTGTTCGCTCGCCATTCTTAGCTTTAGTTTTCTTCTTTTGCTTCGCCTTGGCTTCTGTACGCTTTGGCGTGAACTTGTCCTTCTTGGCTTTCCCCGGCGGTAGAGCTTTTGTCTTTCTATACTCTGACTGAGGAATAATCATCCCAGACTTCAGGCCGACCTTCACCATTGCAGAGCCATACCCCATGACCTATTCCTTCAATGTCGGATACATGGCTTCAGCAGGATGCGGCTTTTCTTTTTCTTCAAGATAGATCTCAAGCACCTCCAAGCTCGCATTGCGCGACCCATCCTTGCTCTTGCCCATCTCAGAGATCCGCACCTTGCCCGTGATCAATCGCTCATCACCAACTTCAGCATCATTCGGAACGGCATCGGCATCACCGTCCATCAGATACAGACGTGGATAATTCTTGCTCTCGCTTTCACTATCCAACAACGTGCCACCAAGTGGCTTCGATCCTAATTCTGGCATGATCAGCCCAACATGGTTTTGGTTGTTGTCGCGGTTGACGTGTCAAGAGCGCCACCCGTCACATTCGTACCAGCCTGACCAGCTTTGATGCGAGCCAGCTTCATCTCTTCACGCCGTGCCGTCTGAACATCTTTGTCAGCCTTCTTGGCAACAGGCTCTGGCGGCGGCGGCGGAGGCGGCGGAGCGGGAGAAGATCCTCCACCGAAACCGGGAACAACAGTAAGCATTTTGACATAGCTGAAGAACTTCTTCATGGCAGAGCCTCTCGTGAAATGTTTATACAATCCGTTTGGAACAAGCGCATACGAGCCACAGCCAATAACCATCTTGGCGTGACCGACACAATTGTTCATCATAAATGGGCCGTATCCTATATGCTCGCCCGTTTCAATCTCAAGAACCTCAAACCCGTCATCGCGATAAAACGATGGCAGATCAAAACCCACAGCGGCAACCGATTCTATTTTAGGAAGGCCCATACGCCAATCGTACATCACCCATGCGTTTTCGGTGCAAAGGCAGACGAATACATGCCTCCGCTGCTTATTGAGCAGGAAGGCGAAGGGATGACAGTTCTCTGGTGAGAATACTAACAAAGCCTGCATGGCAATGATCTAGCACATTCTGGCGCGGTAGTCTAGTACCCTACGACACGGTACTAGCATACCCTATGCATACGGATCGTACTCCGTTGCCTTGGTATCAGCGAAGCCATCATAGCCCACGCGAGACGGATAAACAGGGTATGCATACGTCAATGCCAGAGCGTCACCAAGATCTGGGCTGGACAATCCACGCTTGCGAGCATCTTCCTTCTTCTCCAGCATGATATCGTTCTTCAGATTGTAACTGTATTCCAGCCCCGTCAGATCCCTGACCATGTCCTCATTGTCAGGCAATCGGATACCATCGGCAATCGCATCTCGCATGTTGCCCCACATCTGCGCTCGCATATTTGCATAGCCAGCCTGAGTTGCCTTGCCACCAAAGTTGACCTCGACAACCTCAAGGCCAATCTGCCGACATCGATCAACGACACCACCACCAACACCACCGCCGTCGATGAAGATCGTATCCGGTCTTTTCTCGTGCGCGAACCTCGCAATCTCTGCCGCCAGCGTCATGGTATCAACACCGCGATATGTGTGCAGACCCTGGGCCTCAGCATCACGGCCCTGCCTCAACCAGATCACCGACTGATCAGATCCAAACCGTGCAACGTCGACACCCATGACCAACGGATCATGTGGCTGCACGATGACATCGTGATTGATGCAAGCTCGCACGTTGTCTGTCGATATGAACTGCATGTCCGACAGGCTGGGGAACTGCCCCAAGATCCTTGTCTTGCAGAAATCACTTTCGATGCCATACGCCTCAATCCATTCAGCAAATACCTTCTTGTTTGTGATGGCTACATCTCGACTGTCGATGAACCGTCTGATGTAACGATGACGATGTTTGCCCAGCATATTTTCATAGAACCGACCCGATCCCCGTGTAGGATTGCCAAATGAAAAGTGCATCGGTTCTCCATCGGTCATGCCTCCCTCTGAAACTTCATAGACCTTTTCGTGGATACCACTGGCCTCATCCATGATGTAGAACGGCGTTGCTGTTGCAGCATGTAGCCCAGCGAAAGCCTCGCTGTTGTGTTCAGCAGATGACTGAGCATCCGCTCGCCCTG